CATATGCTTCAGAGAAATCTGCTCTTGACAAGTTACCTGTTTCATATAGTGTTTGAATTCCTTCATACAGTAATTGTAAGCTCATTAGATTCACCGGCTTGAAGTATACTCTTGGAATATTATTGATTACTCTATTGTTGTTTCTCATTTCAACAAAGATTTTTTCTGCAATTGGAACCAGTGTTTTTTGAAGTCCCAACATTGTATGCAAAGGTGAAATTGTAGCAATTGCTGGGTCTGAAGCAAATGATCTTTCAGTTTCACCTGTAATCAAAATTCTCGGAAATCCAAGAGCAACCATAATATCTTGATTTACTGTTTCATATTTCTTATCATCAAGTAAAGTCTCTACTTCAGGAAAGACCCATGAAAGGTCTACAGTGTGGTTGGTGAAAAAAGCGAATACTCTTTCAATTTCATCAACACTTAAGTTCTGTCTCCATTTAAACTTCTCTTCCAAATCTATCAATACATCTTCTTGATCTTCAGTAAGTGGAAATTCATCGCTACCAACTTTTACGTGTAATACGGCACTAATAATTCTTGCCGCCACAGCATAATCCATTCTGCGAAGATTTCTTTTGTGCTTTAATGCTTCAAGTGCTGAATATAAGTAAGGTATTGGATATGCGGAATCCGCTAATGTAACTCCTTTAATTACTAGTGGATTCTCCAATAATATCTTTGTTTCACCTGCTTTAACTTTAGCAACAAAATCTGGGTACATTCTTGCAATTTCTTCATAAAGTTTAACATCTTTTTCACCATCAGGATATTCGCCTCCTGATTGTATAAAGAATAAAACTTCTGGAGGAATTTTTAGAAAATAAGATTCTTTTTCTGTAATCAGAGGACGTTTAATTTCGATGTCCTTAGAATCTCGTACCCACATACTGGTAGGATATAATAGAGAATCAATTCTCTTGATGTGCTTATCTCTTAAATCTCTCTTTCTAATTCTTGTAAGTTTAATTTCTGGAACCAAAAGACCAGTAATCAAATATTCAAAGGCGGCTTTACGTAGAAATTTAATAATATCATCTTCTAGAGCATCAAATATGGCCTCTTCCGTCTTGGAAATTGTGCCACCTGGGTTGATAACAAGTTCATTCATTGCCATATCAACTAATTTTTGAATAACAGTAGATGCAAGTGGGTCGTGTCTAAAATAGAATCTACAGTCTCTAATTATTTTTTCATATGTATCATGATCAGCAAATGATAACTTGTCAACGGTCCCGGTCCAAGGGTTTACGCCTAAGTTAGTTGATGTCTGCGATGGATAAAATGAAGTACCAACATATGCCGCTCTTGCTTTTGCTAATTTCTTTATCTCTTCTTCAGCCATATTAGTGTCCTCTCACCCACCTACTGCCCGCTAATTTTGGTTTTTTCTGTGAAAAAAGTCTACCTTCTACCATCAAGGCATATGTAAGACTTGCACACAGCATAGCAGAAGTAAAGTGGTCTGCTCCTCGTTTGCCACCTTTTGGAGTTAAAGTTCTATATACAATTTCACCAGTTGGTGTTTTTGAATATGTCATTCGTTCCATTTCGGTGATCAAATCTAAATCTGTACTGGTATAAATAATTTTATGTGAGTTTGTATATTCTTGTAGAATACTCACAGAATATGGTTTTGTCTTTGATCTGATTTCTTCTCCATCTGGAGTTGTACCAAGGGTTAACCATTGTCCAAATTTTACCGAGTACAATCGTTTCTTATAATTTTTATGAAGATATTCGTCATCATTTTGCAAGTGATGAACTAAACCTTGTTCATTTCCAGCGTCTATTGCTATTATTTCAAAGGGTCCCAATCGACTGTCTATGAAGTCAAAAATCTTCTCCTGTATATTGTATTTTACTTTTGAAAGTTCAATTCTAGCGTGTATTTTTAATACATTTTTATGTTCGTATAATATTACAATCGCCGTTGGTTCTGTGTAACCTGTATCAATCCCCATGATTTTTATATCATGCTCTGGAACTGGAGGTAATAATGCAATCTTGCCTATGATTTCTTGTTGACTATCATCAATTCCATTTGCTTTAACCTTATAAACAGGATAGTCTGTAATTTTCATTAAACGTCTATCAAATACAGCATGAACAGGTGAACCATGCCTTCCTAATACCAAGTGAATATAATCCTCTCCATCTACTCCATGATATTGCTTTAAATTTCTTTCTTCATCTGCATCTGAGTATCTTGGATTTTCATGTGCAGATGTTCTATGGTGACTAAATTTATCATCCACTTCATCGGCATAATAGAGAACATTATTTTCACGCATTCCCGTTGGGACTCCTGAGATAAATAATTTCATTCCCTCTTGCCATGAATTTAGAACAGGTTGAAGTTCAACCCAAGTTCCCCAAGGATAATATCCTGCCTCATCTAAAATGACTATAGGTGAGTGTAATCCTACGACATTTGCACCGGTACCACTCTGACCAGCAATACGACAAATTAACTCAGATGCATTTAGAAGTCGAATAGTAAAGTTTGAGGAGTTAATTCCCTTTTTACTTTCAACAAAGTGTTTTAGTAAGTCGTTATTTCTAAAAGCTTTGATCAAACTAAACCATACTGGTTCCAAGTGAACCTTACTCGGAACTGTATATACAAGGTAATCTTGTGGAAATACTGAATTAATTAGATACCAAACGATCAGGTCTGTTAGTGTTACAGTCTTTCCAACAGCACGTCCGCAACATAAAGAGACATAACGACCAAAATCTCCAAGGTATTCCTTTTGGTAATCTGAATACTCCCATTCGTCTTCGCTCCATTCTGGTATATCCATATTGCGGTGAAATTCACCACATAAGATTGGATTTCTCAGTATCTCATAGACTTCCAAATCTTCGTAGGTTATTCTTTCTGTTATTGTCATTAACGACCTCTAGTTTTCCAATGGTTAATAATTTTCAACTCTTGTTCTCTACTATCAATTTTGATATCTGGTTGTAGAACTGTTTCACCAAGTTGATATGGTTTTCCATCGAATGGTGCATCAAATGCTTCTTTTCCAAAATCATTTCCCCACTTCATAATATAGAAAACTCTATTCAAATTGAAATAAATATGAGTTGAGCCACCAGTTTCTTGATGAATTGTTCTGCTCCAAAAGTGAAAGTAAATTGAATTACTTGCTGTGCAGGATGTTATTCCAGCATGAAGTGCTCGTCGTACATAATCATTATCTGAATAATATGCTGGATAGAAATTTACATCTATGTATCCAATTTTGTCGAATACGCTTTTTTTGTAAAGTGCCAAATTATGAACATCACTCATAGGTGTGGGATTGATTTCTATTTTATCTGAATAATCTATTGGTACTTTTTCCCAAGGACGTGCATCAAAATCAGAAAATATAAGAGTTGGACCTTCAAAATAACGTCTTGTCCAAGGCCATGTCAAGACCATAGATTTAGAATCAATTTGACTAGAACAAATCCATTCATAATCTGTAGTATCTGCGATTTTGATCAAAGAGTCTATTGCATGTGGATATGGAATTACATCGTTTCCAATTATTACCAGATTGTCAAAATTATTGAATTTCCATGCGAAATCATAAATATCATTTAAAGAGTACGGAAATCCATAGTTTTGATCATGGATCAGGTGCGGTATACTCTCCGAACTAAGCCATTCTGCTGTTTCAATATCATTGGGCTTACCAACAATTGCATAAATAGAATAAGGTTCTGTAACAGTTTCTTTAATTCCTCTTATTGTTAATTTTGTAAAGGGCAAATTTCCAAAAGTTACTATTCCTATCAGTGTACTCATTATCCTCTCCTTTGTATCACTCGACTCATCACATCATGTATCTCTAAAGCATCTGTACACGGCGACCAATATTTTTGCATTTCTACTGAAAGCCCATAAATGAAATGTGACGCTACTTTTTGATATGTGAATGATAAACTAGCCTTAGTTTCGTCAAGCCAATTTTCTCGTACTTGTGCGAATACATGCGGTCCAGAATTTCTACCAATATGAGTATCACAAAATAAACTCAGATAAGAAATTTCATTCAGATCAAAACCGTCGTCTGTCCTAATAATATCACTCGTAAAAAATATATTGTCTTTCTGGACATCAGCGGAGCTTGTTATGATGAATGTAATTTCTGGAAAAGTCATTGCTATCATTTCAATAATCGGAGTAAAATCAAAATTATTTGCTTGATTTGAGTGTACAGGACCGTTTGAAATCAGAACTTTTCTATCAGGATATTCCTTACAAAAAGCATCAATAGTACTTGTATCATAATAAGAATAATCTATACTTGGTACATAATCGAACATATCTTTTTGTAAAAGTTCAAAACCCAAACCTTCTAATATTGCATTGTGCATGTGGTATAAATTTTCCACTACACAACCAATTCCAGGGAGCACATATCTTCCATCTCTACCTATCCAAGTATTGATATATAGTATATCATCTGTAATTACAGCGGCGTGTATTGCTTTCATAACATCTGTAACTTCAGTGAATTGAAGTTCTGGCATATCCGCTAAAATCCGTGGATTCTTTCCATGAGCGTAATAATAATTATCTGCTGGTATCTTTTCCATGTATTCTTTTACGAATTCTCTGGATTCAAAGATGTCTCCATTCCCAAAATGATTATAAAATATTACTTTTTTATCCATTTTTCAGCACCAAGGACCCAAAGCTATACTGATATACATAGTTACCCCAATAAGTATAATCATAATCATCTCCATAAAAAGTAAATCCTTTTGCAAGTTCAGCATATTCCAGTAAATCTTTTTCTGAATATGTTCTTATATGATCTCTAGAAAATCTATTACTAGATGGATGAAAATCTGTAGTCAGTACCAACAATCCTCCAGATATTACATAATCCAAAAGTTTCAGGAAAAACTTTTTGTGCTCATGCACATGCTCTATTACACTTGTGCATACTACAGCATCAAACTTTTCATCTAATTCAAAGTCTAAAAAGTCCTGTTGAAAATACCTTATTGGACCGCTTCCCAACATAACCGCCTGTTTATCTAATGTTTCAGTACCGTCCCAGAAGTCTACTTCAGTAACATGCATTTTACTTAGATAAGCTAATGGTACTAGTATGGAACCCCCACCACCAACCTCAAGAATTTTTTCAGCTTTATTATCTAACAATGCTTTTATTGCTAAACCATATTCCCAACGACGATGTTCATGCTCAAATCTACATATCCACTTAAACTTCTTATATGTACTGTCCACAAAAGCAGTTGGTAAGGTTTCATAATCATCAATGTTTAGTACTTTAGAATAAATCATTTCCTATCCTATGCATAAGTTTTATCCGTTGGAGAAATATCACTCTCTCCTAGCCGTTCATCTATTGCCCGAATGAGAGCATTTCTTCTTGCGTTCATAAGTTGTGCTTTCTTAGCGGCAGTAGCTAATTCTTTTTCATCCTTTGAACTCATTACGACTTCTTGTGCAAACCAACACTTTAAGCTTGTAGTAATCAATTCGTCAATAAGAACCCCTATACTTTTCCTATCAATCTCCATCCTTAACCTTCCTGAAAACAAATGTTGCAAAACTATATGTGTGTCCTTGGTACAGAAAATCAGGTGGATCATCTAAATAAGGTTCATCGAAAAGTGAGCATTTATTTCTCTTCAATACTCTTGGAAGCCTTACGGTCAAATCCTCCTTGGTGTAAAATCTTACATCTGTGGCAGGCAATGGATCACCTGGTTTATAATCGTTCTTGAAATCGCAGGTAAGTATTGCAATTCCACTATCACTCAGGAGATTACATATATCCTCTATGAACTGTTCATCATTTACCACGTGCTCAATAACGGACACAGAGAAAATAATATCGAATTTTTCATCTGTTGACATACGAAATGTTGCCAAATCCATGTTCACAGCAGGGTCTATATTTGTCACTGGATAATCCAACTGCTTCAAAGATTCTGTAGTAGTATCCTCAAAAGACCCTACACACAACATGGAAAGATCATCAACATAGAGGTGCAACTTTATTATATAATCTAGGACAACTGCTTGTTGAACATTTGCTTCTGGGATTTTCCTGCCCATCATTTCTGGACATAGATTAAACATCTCTTCTATAAGTGGTTCAAAGTCCTTTCTATCTCTGTCAGTTAATATTCGATTCAACGACATTATCTAATTCCTCCACAAACTTATCCGTAGACCACCTTTTGTAAAATTCCTCTAATGGTGCTGTACCTCTATTCATTATATCAATTAATGAATTATTCTCTCCAACAACAATTTCATCACTTACAATGTGTCTAAACATCATACTATTCGTAATTGCTATCGGCTTCTTTACAGACAAGGCGTAGTCTGTCACACTTGAAAGTCCTTCACTATTAGCTTGATATAAAAAAGCATTGATGTCATTTTTGGCTAAGAAATCTAATAGTTCTTCATTTGATAGCAGATGATGTGTTAAGTTCAATTGAACGTTTGGATTAGTATTCAGTTCTCTACACATTGCCGCAATCTTTTTCCCTTCAACCCCTTGTGTATCACCAAAGAAGGTGAAAGGCATATGAATATTCAGAACAGCCTTATCAAAAGTATTGTTTACCAGTGTAACAAGGTCTGGAAATCCTTTATGCCAACCACTTAATCCAAAACTACCTATGTGTGGTATCTCATTTTTTTCATGAGTAGTTTCATAATCAAATAAAGGTCGTGGTATTATAAAAGACTTCTCTTCATAAATTCTTTCGGCATCTAGGTCCTTTTCGCCTGCACCAAAGAATATATAACCATCATAATTCTGTCTTACATGCCCATCATGCCAGTTGAAAAAGTGTTTAACTTCTTTGACCTCTTGTACAAACTGCTCTGGCAACCATGTCATAGTAACAGGATACCAGTTATAAATAATCATGACAGGCTGTGTTTCATTTACAATTTTTATAAGAGTACCTAGATCGTGTATCTCTTTATATAAATATTCTATTCTTGTTGATCTGGATGCAAGATCGTAAAATCGTTTTCCAAATTGCCATACTCCACAAGATTGTTGTGAATGATTTACTATCAAAACTCTCATAATTTTTTCTCAAATACTATTAATTTTCTACCTACAGGTGATGATTCAAATACCTCATGTTTAGGAAAATATTTAGTCATTGACGAAATAAAATTGTCCATAGTATACCAATCATAATTCCTATCCGCAGTCTTCAACCAATGTTTAACGTAACCATCTTCTCTAGTTATAAATTGCACGATGGCAATCTTTTTTGTCAGTGCATCTAATCTTTCTGCTATGAAGGGAAAATCAAGGTGTTGAAAGAAAACTAAATGATGCAAAAGGGCTAATGATAATGTTACGTCACATTGTATTCTATTAACAAAACTTGGGTGAGTTTGATTAATAATATCTAAACAAGTTCTAAAGTCTGAAACTAGTGGTAATATTTTACTTTCGGTTTCTTTGGCATGTGCATACAACTCAGCTATACAAGCTTCGTCAACATCTATCGCTACAACTCTGTATCCCATACCATGTGCCGCTCTAGAATACCAACCAACATTACAGCCTATGTCAAGAAATGTTTCACAATTTGGTTTTACTTTTTCTATTATTTGTAAGGTACTTTTTTGTTTATCATCTAAATCAGTATCACTCAATCTAGGATAATCAAACCACGGTGTTTTTTTAGGATTTATTGGGATAGTTAATAATGCTTCTTTTATTTTTTCCAAAAATGCTAAGGCTGTATGGGTATCTTTAATGCTCTTCCATTCTCTATCCCATAAAGTCACATCACCACCCACTCCTTTAAAGAAATGATAATTAAATTCAGCTTCCCAACAAGTCTGTACTGTAAATGGCACAATGGAATGGAAATCTGTCCACCTTGGTTCAGTATAATCAAATAATACATTAAAAGGAACTCCATCCCATAAAAACCAACCATGCCTTACTAGTTCCTCAAGTAACTCAAGTACCATATAAGAAGCATCTATCTTTGCTGACAAACACCATTCATTCGAGTGTGATTCAAATTCAACCAGTTTATGCTCAAGTAAAAAATCATATTCTTCTGTATGAACAGGTGCTATAGTAGTTTCTATCAGTCCCTTTTCATGTAGCCTTTCCATCTGTTCAGTATTTGATACCAACGTTCTAACTTGGTTTATATACTTTTTCTCTATGGTTCTATAAATATGATCATTATAACGCCATACAGTACCAAAATCTATTGAAGGTCCCCCTCTTCTAAGGGAATTTGTTAGTTCTATTTTTGTCATAGAAGTTCTTTACCACCTTTACTTATGACTGCTGGTTCTGGACAAGGTACAATAAATTTTCCACCAGCTTCTAGATATTTCTGATTTCTATCTACAAAATTATCAATAAAATGCCACGGTAATACTAAGAAATAATCGGGTTGCACCATCAAAGCTTCTGTTTCGGGAACAATTGGGATACCTGTTCCAACTGTCTTCAAACCATATTTAGCTTCATTTACCTCTGCGATGGCTATAATTTCATTAGGTGTCAAACCAAAATATTGTAAAAGTGTATTCCCTTTTGTGGATGCACCCATACCATATATAGTCTTTCCTTTACCAATCTCATCGTGGATAAAATTCATCGTAGTTTCTTTGATATTTTCTACACGCTCTTTGAATGATTTCCAAGGATTTTCAAAAGAAGACATATATTCACGCTCCTTTTGAAATGCTCTGGTTACACTTCTCTTTGTTATTCTAAAACCTGCATGACCCACATAAGCCCGAATACTTCCTCCATTTACACGGTTATAATTTACGTCAAAAACGTGCATGTCATTCATTCTCATCAGTTCACATAAAACTTCAAGTGAATAATACTCTAGGTGTTCATGTACGATGGTATCAAAGGCATTGACCTTCATCATTGATAGCAGATCGGTCAATTGTATTATCCAAATACCATTATCTGCTAAAATTTTCTTTACGTCCTTTACAAAAATACTAGGGTCTTCCAAGTCATAGAACATAGCTATGCTGGTTACAATCTTTGCTTTCTTTTTCAAAGGATATTTATCTGCTGTAAAGTAATCATTTATAAAATGTGTACAACGGGTGCTTGCAATATCTTTCAAATTATTCGCAGGATCAAAACCAACAGTCACACTGTACTTGGGAAACATTGATAACATTGTTCCATCATTAGCACCTATATCTACGACCACTTCCTCAGCAAATAAATGTATTTTGTATTGTACCTTTACCACAATGTCTCTTAGGGATTCTACCATAGATGAATTTAGGTCTGACCTGTACCAATAGTTTCTATAAAGTATATCTCTATCCATTGTATGTCGTAATTGTATCAAGTTAGATGTAGTACCTCTACATAACTCAAGTGGAACCCTCACCTTAGAATTATCCTTATTTATAAAATTTGATGGATATATACTACCAAAATCCAATACTGTTTCTAGTTTACTTCCATCCATTCTACAAGTATCTCTTTCAATGTAGTTCATTTAATTCCTCTCCTACCCAATTATATAAACGTTTAATTCCAGCTTCAAATTCAATCTTGGGTTTCCAGTTCAGTTTATTCAATGGAGTAATCGGCTCTTCCCACTGTGCATTTGCCCAAACCGTTCTGATATTTCTACTATCAACTGTTATAATTTCATCAATTAGCTTCTGAAAATTAATTGCTTTACTACCTGCCACATCGTAACAACCTCTCATCGGACCTAACATTTGAGTTATAAGAGCATCTATTGCATCTGTTATATATAGAAAATATCGAACCTGATCGTGCCTTCCCCGTAAAATCAAGGGTTTTCCAATATCAGCCTGTATAACTTTTCTACAAAAAGCCGTTGTTACCTTCTCTCTAGGAGAATTCAGTTCTTCACCTGGGCCATATATACTGAATAATCTAGCTATTCTAACGTCCAATCCAGAATTCAGATAGAGATGTTCATTATATAATTTTTCAATACCATATTTATTAGCAGTATTATAAGCATAAAATGAACTTGGAAATAAAATCCTGCCCTTGAAACCAGTGTTTTTGAGTGCTGTTATTACATTGATATTCATTAACGTAGAATCCCCGTATGAGAATTTGTCAGATAAAATATATTCCATGCTTCCAGAATCAGCGGCCAATTGATAAATTTCATCTGGATGCTGATGAACCAAATATTGCCAGCAATCAAAGCCATCTCTCAAATCAAGGTCACGTCTATCTGTAGTAAGCACTATATTACTTGGCTCACTCTTTAACTTTTTTACTAAGTGTCTCCCCAAATATCCTTCCGCCCCTAACACTAAAACCCTGCTCATTGTAACTCCTTTTTAGAGTGGATCATCTACAGTAAACCCCACTTTTGATGTTGGAAAATACTGAGATGCATTAGCTATTATGGCTTGCAACTGATACCATCCAACTTGATTAAAGAGCCCTAATCCCGATGGTACGGTATAAACTAATATTCCATTTTTTCCATCAGTTTCATCAAAATCAGCAATTACAGTAACATCTGTTCTATCTGGTTTTTCTATTTTGAATTGTTTGGTAGGAAAGCTGGAAATATCAGATGCTATCCATGCTTGGGTGACATCATCCCACTCTACTATTGTTACATTTATTTCATAACCGTATGCTTCTTGGTAAATGAATTCAACTTTAATATCAGTCATTTTATTGCCTCAAACTTTTTGTAATCTTCCTGCTTAATCTAATCGTTTTGTCAATAATAAGTGTTGCCCTTACTCTTAATTCAATCGGATAAAGAATAGTTATAATTTGAGTAACTATTAAAGAGATTGTATCTGTTATATTTACTGTATCCGAAATAAATGCAATCAGTCCTTTAATTTTAATTATGGCATCTGTAATACCTACTGTATCCTGAAGTGATACAACAAGTGCTTTAATATTACTTATTGCATCTACTATTGTAATAGAATCTACAACATTTCTGATGTATATTCCAGTCTTGGAAAGAGTATCGGTAATACCTACTGTGTCAGCAAGATTTACAAAGTATTCTACCGCACCTTTTACAGCTTGTATGACATCTGTGATACCAACAGTATCAGCAAGGGAAACTATTTTACCAATAGCGGCTGTGATAGTATCTGTTATAGATACTGTATCAGCAATTGTTCTTATATAAGTTCCAATTCTGGAAAATGTGTCGGTTATATTAACCGCATCTGTAATCACTTTAACATATTCCCCAACCGTAGCAACAATGTCGGTTATACTGACCACATCTACCAAATTGACAAATATTTTAATAATTGCTGTTATAGCGTCAGTAATTCCGATTGTATCGGCAACTGTTCTTATAAAGGTTCCAATTTTGGCAAGGATATCGGTTATACTTACTGAGTCACTAATTAATATAACAAAATCTATTACTCTAGAAACTGCATCGGTGATTCCTATAGAATCAGCAATACTTCGTACATAGGTTTGTACATTTATTAATGTATCAGTAATTCCAACCGTATCTGCTAAATTTACAAGTTTACCTATTGCCGCTGTTATTGCATCTGTAATCCCTACCGTGTCTGTTAGATTTATGAATACACCAACAACTGTATTTATTATGTCTGTAATTCCTACACTGTCAGCAGTAGACCTTATATACGTTCCCACCCTTGATATTGTATCGGTTATTCCTATAGCGGCAGGGATATTTCTGGTGTAGATTGCTGTAATTACTACTACATCAGTAATTTCAACAGCATCAAAAATATCACGGATATAAGCTGTTCCTCCGGCTGTATAGGTTCCCCTTATCTCGATTGCATCAAGCCGGAATGAACCTGAGTCCCAATTCTTCGACTTGATCATGGCGTAGCGGATATGAAGTCTTGCGGCATTCCAGTCATCATCGCTTGCTGATTGACCTGCGGAAGTGATTGTTCCCGCTGTTTGCAATCCTGTATCGTCACCACCTGCATCCGATGAGGCAAGCAAAACCTCCACCATATAGACGACTGCTTCTGTGCTATCCGTTACCTCGACATAGACATTTACATCGTCGTCGATTCTTGCTCCATCCTTGGTGAAGTAGCCAGCAATAAGAATCGTATCCATGCTGACGAAATCAACAGGGACAGAACCTAAATCGACTACCGCCTCGGCATCGAGGCTATTATCGTGGTCTACATAATCTATTGAGTTCGGAGAATCGGGATCATCATTTATCGCATCCCAAAGAGTCACTCCTGCATCATCATTCCAAAGCAGGCCTGAGTTTGAAATATCTCCATTTGGTCTTAGTTCAGGAAGCGTCGCCATCTATCAACTCTTTGCAAAACCAATCTCTACAATTCATTCCATCTAGTTCTGGTGTGGTATTATACAAATCTTGAACAGTTGTCATATATCGTTTATCTGCAAGAACCAATTCCCAATCTCCCAATTCACGCAGTAATTCACACCCCCAACGTCTACCCTTTATTGTATTTTCCTCCAAAAAAGGGCAAATTACATTACGAAAACAACAGCAGTTGTCGTTACAATTTCCGTGACATGGTAGTGGCATTTTTTCACTTATCCTAATTAATCTCTAGTCTTAAGAGTTGTCTTAAGAATCTTGCCTATGACGGGTGTAGAATAAAGAGTATCTCTAGCAATTATTGGTGTCAAATATAAAGTCTTTTTAATTTTTCTTGCAATAAAGATAATTTGTGTTGCAACTACAGAAATAGCATCGGTTATTCCAATTGTGTCAGCCAAAGAAACTATTGCTGTTTTTAGAGTAGCTATAACATCTGTTATTGTGACAGCATCTTGAATACTTCTTATAAAAGTACCAACAATAGATAATTGGTCTGTGATATCAATTGCTTCCGAAATACTTCTTACAAATTGTTGCACTCTAGAAATTACATCTGTAATTCCTATGGTGTCTGCTAGATTTCTTACATAGTTTCCAACTACAGATATAGTATCAGTAATTGTAATTGTGTCTGCAAGTGCTACAAATCTTCCTACTAATGTTGATACAACATCTGTGATTCCTATGTTATCAGCAATTGCTCTGAAAAAAGTTCCTATTTTAGTCAGCGTATCTGTAATTGTTACTGGATCAGTAATTGCTCTAATAAAAGTTCCTACTCTAGTAATAATATCCGTAATTCCAATTGCTTCTACTAACCCTACGATAATATCTCTAGATGTACTAAGTGTGTCGGTTATTCCTACAGAATCAGCAAGTTGTACAAGTCTGCCCGCAAATACACTTATTATATCTGTAATTCCCACAGCGTCAGAAATTTGTCTGACATACGTACCCGTTGCAGAAAAAATATCTGTAATTGTTACAGCATCAGAAATAGCAATTACTACTCTCTTTGTAGCAGAGATAATGTCAGTAATTCCAATAGCGTCTGCCAACGCTATAATAATATCCCTAGATGTAGTAATGGCATCCGTGATTCCTACTGTATCAACCAAGGATGCAAATTTTGCCGCACCTAGTTTTACGGCGGTCATTATATCGGTAATATTTACCGTATCAGCCAAGGCTACAAACCTAGTGATAAATGTTGAGATGATATCTGTTATATTAATACTATCAGCTAATGAAACAAATACAGACCTGATAGTTGATAAAGCATCTGTAATATTTACAGTATCACTGATACTTCTTATAAACGTACCTGTCCTAGTTATTACATCCGTGATTCCAACTGTATCCGCAAGAGAAACCAGTTTGAATACTATAGAAGCAATAGCATCTGTAATATTTACTGTATCCGCTAAAGAAACTACCAAATTTCTAAGATTTGTTATAGTGTCTGTTATACCAACGCTATCTGCTAATGACCTAAAGTAATTAGCTGTTCTGGCTAGTGTGTCTGTGATATTTACACCGTCAGCGATTGCCCTGATATATGTTCCTATCCTTGTAATAGCATCCGTAATGTCCACTGTATCAGCAAGAGAGATTAATTTGAATACTATAGAACTAATAGTATCTGTAATATTTATCGTATCTGCTAGAGTTACAAATCTATCTACTAATGTAGTAAGAGCATCTGTAATTCCAATGTTATCGGCTAAGGTTCTTATATAATTTGCCGTAATAGAAATGGTATCAGTAATACTTACCGTATCCGCTAAAGTTATAATTCTATTAATTAGTGTTGAGACAGCATCGGTAATGCCTACCGTGTCGGCTAGAGAAACCAGCTTGAATACCGCATTTGTTATAGTATCTGTTATCGAAACTGTGTCAACAAGAGCAATTATTCTTCCTATAGAAGTTGATATGACATCTGTTATAGATATTGTATCCACAACTGTTCTTATATAAGTTCCAATTCTAGAAAACACATCTGTTATACTTACTGTGTCAGTAATTATTCTAACGTAGTTTCCGATTACAGAAATGGCATCGGTTATACCCACTGTATCTGCCAAAGTAACTAACTTGAATACTGTGGCCGCCAAAACATCAGCAATCCCCACGGCATCTGCTATACTTCTTACAAATGTTCCTGTTTTTGAAAGTGCGTCTGTAATGCCAACAGCGTCGGACAATGCTCGTATATAGTCTGCTGTAATAGAAACAACATCAGTAATTCCAACCGTATCCGCTAGAGTTACAAATCTGGAAATTAATGTAGTAAGGGCGTCAGTTATACCTATCGTATCCGCTAAAGCAACTATTTTGATTGCTATTGTTGTTATTGTGTCTGTAATATTGACACTATCAACAAGAGCTACTATTCTACCAACAGAGAGTGATATAGCGTCTGTTATGGCTTCTACATCTGTGATCGTTCTTATATAAGTGCCGACTTTAGAAACAGCGTCGGTTATGCTAATAGTATCTGATAATATTCTAATATATGTTCCGATATTAGAAACAGCGTCAGTTATGCCGACTGTATCTGCTAGACTAATTAGCTTATATACTGCGGCTGTTATAGCATCAGTAATTCCAACTACGTCCGCTAAACTTCTTATAAAAGTCCCCGTTTTTGATATGGCATCCGTAATACTAACACTGTCCGCCAATGCTCTTATGTAAGCTCCCGTAATAGCTATAGAATCCGTTATACCTACTGTATCTAACAGCGTTACAAATCTAGAAACAAGTGTGGTGAGAACATCCGTAATCCCAACCGTGTCTGCTAGGGTTACAATTCTGGATATTAGCGTGGTGAGAGCATCGGTTATGCTTATTGTATCCACCAAGGTCACGAATCTGGCGATCAATGCATTAAGGGTATCTGTAATTCCTACCGTATCTGCTAAAGCCACGAACCTATTAATTAATGTGGTGAGAGTATCTGTTATACTAACCGAATCCGCTAAAGCTATAATTTTATCTATTGCTGTAGAAAGAGTATCAGTTATACTAACTGTGTCAAACAAAGTTGCAAATTTTGCCGCCCCTAGTTTTATAGCATCTATTACATCAGTAATTCCTACTGTATCAGCGATTGTTCGTACATAATTTCCGATTTCAGATATGGTATCTGTTATGCCTACAGAATCAGCAAGGGTTATTATTCTGCCAACGGAGTTTGAGATTGCATCCGTGATCGAGACAGTATCTGCTAAAGCCACGAACCTATTAATTAATGTTGAAAGGGCGTCCGTAATGTTTACCGTATCAACTAAAGTAACAATTCTATTAATTAGTGTAGTAATGGTATCAGTAATTCCCACCGCATCTACCAAAGCCACAAATCTATTAATTAATGTGGTCAGAGCATCGGTTATACCTACCGCATCTGCCAAAGTTCTAATAAATGTGCCTGTAATGCTAAGGGCATCTGTTATTGAAACAGAGTCCGTAAGTTCTCTTACATAACTTCCAGTCACAGAAAGAATATCCGTGATACCTATAGTATCTGTCAATTCTACAAATACCTTAATGATTGCCGTTATGGTATCTGTAATTCCAACTGCATCTGCCAAACTTTTGATATAATCTATGGCTGTAGAAAGGGTGTCTGTAATCCCAACAGCATCCACAACAGACTTTATATAAGTTCCTACCCTAGATATTGTATCAGCTATTCCTACGGCATCGGTGTTGCTTCTGCTATATGCTGATAAATTTGTTACTGTGTCAGTAATTCCAACAGGATCAGTAAATATTACATATCTTCCAAGAATTGTGACAATGTTGTCCGTAATTCCTATTGCATCATCAAGGCTCGCAAAGTAATCATTACCAACTGCTAAACTATACTCGTCAAAATTAGTTGTTGTTCCATCGAGCCAAACATAACCAATTTTATCGCCAGAACGGTTATAGAACTCTGCGCTAATCCGATTGCAGGTTACGGCATCTTCTAATTCTTCAACACTTGCCCATGCCCCGCCGTCGGCTTGAGAATAAAGATAGATGTCATTATCGGTTGCCTCAGCGAATATAACGTATGTGTCAGTTCCGTCGAGTACATGACAAGCGACAATCGAAGCATTTATTAATTCGACTTCTTCTACACCAACGGCATCGCTATTGATTGCAGGATTAGCACCGCTTACTAACCTAAAAGATTCTAATTCGAAATCCGGAGTCCCTAATGCTTGCGGGGCTTTTACAATGGTGTCTCCGTTGTCTGTATAAGATATTCCTCGACCAACCCCATGCCAATTAATACCCGCATCGGCTTCGGCAACAGCTTCGTTATCTAATACGTTCGCAGAACTCAACGACCTATGTTGATAATCATTATCTGTCGCATTCGTATAGAAAAAATGCGCTCTGTCGCTTGCCCCCATAACAACAACCCCAGCCGTCATGTATTTGAGCGCCTCAGAACTTACTAAAATTGCCGCAGACCAACCTGCACCTTCTTCACGAGCGTAATAAACTTGCGTAGTAACTCCGTCATAACCAGTGAAGATAACAATTACATCGCCATCTGACCTAACCCCAATAGAAACGCCGAAAGCGGTAGGTCCGGTATCATGGATTTGATTTACAACAATCTCCCCCTCAGTTATCCACGCATCCGTCGTCGTATCAAATCTTGAATAGCGAACAATTCCGTCTTGGTGTTGAGTGACAACATGAATGTCATCGCCATCGTTTACGGACCAAAGGGAATAAATCTTTTCGGGGAAGTTCAGCCATTTATCTTCTTGTGACCAGTTAGAAAGCGTCGTAGGATCGCCTGTGGTTTTCCACACGCCTACACGCTTTTGTTCTGTACTCGCTCCAAGGCTTTCTAGCCCTACAAGATAAAGTGCCATTATGTACTGTGCGGTCCTAAGTAGTAGTTCTGGTCTGGGAACTCCAGATCAGCGAGAGTGGTTGAAAGTGCTTTGTAAACAGGGTGTTCGTTGTAGATAACAGTCGTGCCGAACAATCCTCCAATGTGTAAAGAGTTTTCGATAACACGGTTCCATGAAGTGAGAGCGATTATGTCTTGATGGTAGCTGACGATTTTTTCATCACTCCAAGAGATTCTTTCGCTATCTGCAAATTTATAATTAAAATCAACACTGTCTGCAACAATATGGTAGAAGACATAAAGATGACGACGCTCAACATGAAGATTATAAATACGAGCTGAGGTAGAGGCATTCTTGGTCGATGTTATTACTATCTCGTCCCAGTTGTTATTGGTAGGAGCATACTCATGGTCTACTGCCCCCCCCGAAAGGACTTGTGCGGCTTCTAAGGTCTCAACCAAAACCCCTCCTAAATAGGTAGCCACTGCTATCGTAGCCCCCCCCGCTCCTGTATATGCGGCACGCACTACAACAGCATCTAACCCTCCTTCAAACCCTCCTAACCTACAAGTATTATCTAAAGTATTATCAATGTACTCAGCATCATTGGGTACATAACCTTCATCAATAGCACTATGAAGGTCGCCTTCTGTTGAAGTCCAACCGCCGACTAATTCATCACTCGTTGGAACATCTGCGGGAGGGTTTTCTTCGTAGGTAAGTGTAGCGGCATCAACATCAGATGTAGTTATAACACGGTCAAGTCCTAGAGAACCACTGCCTCTACCAATACTCTTTTTGGACGCAAGCTCTCCGTTATTGCCATCAAAATAGAGTAAATGTGCATAATCCTCTTCGTCAACAATGGCGGAAATTAATTTACCTGCATCTGCATGAGGAAAATCACTACCAGAGGTTGGGGAAGTATTACTAAAAGCAATCCCATTCCAATCTGGTCGAGCACCGAGCACAATATAATTTGCCGCAGTAGCTGCGTTTGGTACTCTCGCATATAAAAAGCACCTATTCGGATAACTCGAACTGTAATTCTCCAACCCGAACCAAACTTCAGCCTTATCTTGATTGTTGCTATTCCCAGTTGGGTCGTTCCATATTGTCTCACCACCCCATGAAGGAGAAGCACCATCCCCATCAGAGCCGATGAGTTTTGTTAGGCGGTAGTCCTTGCCCATGTTCGTAAGGTCTTCTGTGAAAGCAACGACTATCTCGCCGTTGTCGGTTCGAGCGAGGGCGATACAGTGGGGTTCTCCTAATCCTTCGTCGTTGATTGCGGCGTCGATTACTTGTTCGATGTTCCAAACGATTTCTGATTCCGCGTCCGCGATTGTGCCATAGGCATATCTCGTTTGTATGGCATCTTCAACCGCATCCCATCCTACTGCCACAGCCCAGACTTCCAACTGTGAACCATCGTCGTGCATCTTTACGTCAAAAGAATAAATAATCCCTGCCGCGGCTCCTGTCTCGTCGAAATTAAAAACTTCAGTTTGGGCATTACCCCAATTAATGCCGTCGGTGCTATATTCCTCACGAACTGTTGTATCGAATACATCAGGGACACCGTCATAAACGTAAAACGCATAATATCTTTTTAATCCGCGAGGATTGCGAAAAACGACTCTATGCTGTCCTTTAGATAAACCCAAATGTCTGTTCGTTTGAACAATCGAAGGCATTACGTCACCACTACCCTAGTCGCATACATAACGGATAAATCACTAACGTCCTGAACATCAAAAGTGAAAGGACCGGGCAATCCCACCTCCATCGCAGTTAGCCACTCAGATGCAGTTCTGTTCTGATAGTAAATTGGTGGACTATTTTTATAGTCAATCAAAAAATAATAAATACCACTAGACTTTAGCCACGCCCTCATTCTTGATAAGAAACCCCCGATCTCAGGATCGGTACTCATACATTCAAAAGCACCACAAGAAACAATTAAATCAAAAGTATTAAGAGAAAAAGCCCCTGACGAGAGAAAATCATCCTCAACAAAATCAAGGGTAGGGAATCGTGAATTTGCTTCACTTATTGCAAAAGTTGATATGTCTATACCACTTACATCTGCTCCACGTTGAGCAAGCAAGTCGGTTAGAAATCCATAGGCACAGCCTACTTCCAGAACCCGTTTTCCTGACACGAGTCCTGTATTGGTTTCTATATCATCGGCAATATTAATCCACCATTGAGGATTTATTGTTGCAAAATCTGTATAGCCCCCATCATGGTTGCCGACATAGTATGTTGCGTCGTAAGGTTCCTCTAAATACGCCATTATTTTCTCCTAAAAAATAGGGCAGATTCTCGTTATTTTTAGCAACGTGAAATCTGCCCCTGTTCTCACAGCAGTAGTTATATTCGTCATTGTAGTATACATGACAAAATATTACGGCTTACGAACCAAGGAATGTAAGTTCCCAATCAACTTGCAAAGTATCAGCGGTTGTAACGTTGACAGCGGGAGTAATTTCTGCATATGCTAAAGTATCTGTACCATTTCCAAGCAGTGCTTCATCAATTCCGGTGTCATCCAAATCAGCGGCTTCAAACGTTGCCCTATATACAATTGTATTGTCATTTGCCGCTAAAAATGCACCCTTCTGTAGAGGGTATGTAGCATCCATTTCTTCATCTGAACCCGTTTGTGTTACTAGAGCATCTGTGCCCTTTGTTTCAGATGAAAAGCCTGTTCCAACACCAATCTTACCGTTGGAATTATCAACTGCTGTTTGTGTCGCTGAAGTCACTAACATATCAACAATCAAGGCATCGCCCTCATCGGTAACAATATTATGATTTTCAGAAACCATAGGTCGTCCAGATACAGGAATTCCTAACAGCTTTTCAGCTACTTCCTGAATAACCTTCGGGAATCTGCTCAAGATTGGATGTACTGGAAAGTTTTTAACTTCTCCATCCGGTCCATACACTGTTGCTCGAACAAGTCCTGTAATTCTACTTTTACTTTGTAACATTTCTATTTCCTCCGAAATAAATCTTTATCATGATAAAAATACCTAACCTTTCCTTATGGTAATACTACGTCATCCAGATTTTTATTATCTGTTTTATATAGAGGAGCAAGGTCCTGAGTAAATTTGTGCTCACAGCGTTTGCATTTGAGTTTTATACTATTTTGATTTTCATCACTATAGTTTAACCATACGGTACTCAGCAACATCATACATTCAGGACAGAAAATATATAACATTCTCTGCTTATAAAACTTATGAGCTTTACTCCTCAAATCAGCGATCCAGTCAAGAACTGTCGTCTCTCGACTTTGCTTTCGTATTTTTCTTGTGAGTTGTAGATCATTAGAAATCTTGGTGATATCATCACGTAATCCACCAAGAATTTTATTGATCTTTTCGAGTATCTGAACGTCTTGGTATCCGGTTTTCTGTCGAATTTTCCAAGCAGTTTGCTCTAAATCTTCCAACTGAACCATAGCTAAGGCAAGTGCTCTCAACTGAACTCTATCATTAGCCTTCATGTCGTCCATGTCATAATCTTCAGCAAGTTCATCTAGTCTCTCATTGATTCTTATTTCTAACATCTCTGGAGTGACTTCGATTTCTTCCAGTTTTTGTTCCCAAATCTTATCAAACTCTTCGTCTGATAAATCTGCATATTGCTTCAGATTACGAAGCTTACGTTTATCCGGTAATACCATCCGTTCTTTACCCACATTAACTCCTATACGTCACAAGTGGACCAGCCACAGTCAGGGCAGGTTTTACACTTCCCATTTAAAGTAACAACTTTCCCACAACTGGGACAGGCCAATTTAGGATTGCTAAGTATTAGCTTTACAATGTTATTTTCTAATTCAATAAAGGTTTGAATACCACCTTCTTCTACAAGGGAAAAATCTCGTTTTTCCATATATCTTCTCCATAATTATATCATAAACTCAAGTAAATATGCTGTTTTATGGCATTATTCAGAGTTTTTT